GGGATCCTCTTACTATATGTGTGTATTTTCTTGAATTCCCCGGGGCATTTGTTATAAAATATATGTCTATAAAAAATATAAGCATTTTATTAACATTTAATAATCTTTATTATAAAATAAAAGTGCCCTGATATGTCATAGGGCACTTGTTATAGTGATTTAAAGTTTTATTTAACGCCATTTCTGCCAGCAATCGACAACAAGCATGATTAAACCGCCGGGTGCCGTCGGATGCCGCCGGATTCCATCACACTTTTAAGCAATATGTATATCAGATGCGAAAGGATAATGGTCTGAAGTACAAGCGTCCGCCGAATTACTTACCGCGTCATAAAATGTGAAGCCTTTTACAACGATGTTATCAACAGATTCATTTGGCAAAGTGGCAATGGTTCCAAAATATCCATGATTCCCGATGGTATAACCTGCGGTCACAAATGGTGCGAAGAAAGAATCTGTAGATTCATTAAAGTCACCACCAATAATCACATATGGATAATTTGAAAACGCATTAATCACCGCGTCTCGCATTGCTTCACGGATAGCGGTATCGCCCGCTGAATAACCTGATGGAAGGTGAATAGAGCATAAAACTATTTCCACTCCGCCAACATTTATACTCGCACAAGTAAACGCTCTCGTGTAAGTAGTTCCGCTAACAGTTACCATTATAGTTTCTTGCCAAGTTTTAATAAACTTAAATTTTGAAAGCAACTTTGTGTAATTGCCGTAATAAAAATTAGGAAGAAGAGGTTTAAAAATCTGGTCTATTGCGTTTACCGTTTGTGCATTATCAAAAAATATAGACATTTCTTGCCCTAACATAATGTCGGGTTTATACTTTGCAAGCATCTGTTTCCACTCAACAATTTTTTCCTGCATATCATCACCAGAATATTCAGAGCCTGCACCATAGTTATAATGACCGCAATTAAACGATAAAATTTTAAGTTTAATATTGCTTTTTATTCCGTCTAATACAGCCGTATTGTGAAAAATATCAAGAGCGTTTTTTTCAACACGGGTTAGTTTTCTCTGTGTTCCTGCGTCTTTCGGATATGAATCATTTGGGAACATGGCTCTAAATTCTTCTATGGTAGGTTCGTTCCCCGCTCCAAAACAAGTAGTCAAGTCTGTAATAATTGGAAGATTAACTGTTAAATTATTAAATGTTGGAAGCTTACTGGCTGTATTCCATTCAATACCTACCACTATATTGACGGCTTCCGTTGCTTCCCATATTGCACCGCCTCCAGTATCTCTAACGTTTCTGTTATATAAATAGAAAAACCAATAACCACTTGATTCTCCGGAAATTCGGGGCGTATAAATTGCATATTTGTGACCTATCACAGATGTATCAAGTCCACTTTGGATAAGTTGAAAGAAGTTAGTTGTACTTGCTGTGCCGTTAAATGTTGCCTGTTTCCCGTCTGTGCTTTTTGTATAAGTAACTCCTGCTAGTGTTCCACTCGCCCTTGTAAATACAGATGATAACTGATTCCATGTAATGTTGTCATCCGTACTGATAGCGCTCTTTAAATCGTTAATGTCACTTTGCAGAGACGGCACAAATTGTGTGTCGAAATAGTTTACAGGGTCATATTCGATATATCCGGTATACCCGTCTATTTCATTCCCCAGTAGCGCATAAAATTTTCTTATTCCGTTTGTGGTGTCTTGGAATAGGATTCTTTGGCCGGATTTATAAATTTCCTGCAATGTAGCCGCTGAATAATCTAAAATGCTTTCTGAAGCATCAATTTCATTAAAAAGATTTGCTCCGTTTGTTTCATTCAGATCATATGCCAGAATGTTAGAACCGATTTTTTCCAGAGTCCACAGCCTTTTGACGTCTGAAACAGTGGACTGTACAAAACGGACACCCTGATTGAAATATGTTTCGGCTTCCTGTTGCGTGGGCGCGTGGTCCTGTGCGGTCATTAAATTTTGATCTTTAAAAGGGTTGAATAGGGTCTTTGAACCGTCCTCGGATATTGAATAAAACTCTTTATCATTGATGATAATAAACCGTATACCAGAGCTAAAAAGGGGTCTGACCACGGCCGGGGTAAATGTCTCTGCAGCGTCTGTGGACTGCAGCACAACTTCGATTTTGAGCGCGTTTATATCGTCGTTATCAATTTCAACGGCTCCGGTTTTACCATTTATACTATTAACGAGTGTTCCAAGCTGCACGGCGCCTGTCTGCCCGTTTACGCTGTTAACGAGCGTGCCAAGCTGTACATCACCAGTTTGGCCGTTGACGCTGTGAACGATAGTTCCTAGGCCGTCTACTATTTCCTTCCATTGTTCTAGATTTGCTTTTGTTTCCTCCAGGTATTTAATCATCCAATCAAGATTTAACGTGTACAAATCAGTATATGGAAATTTAAAAAACATCTATATCCCTCCTTTAATAAACTCCTACGCAAAACGCGTCTATAAAATCATCTGTAATAACCTGATAAAGATCCAGTTTATCCAGGATATCCAGCTCCTGCTGCATCATCTGTTGCGTTGTCGTTACGCCTATATTTCCATGGCTCCGGAGCTGCCGGCTCCTGTTTTCTCCCTGTGAAGTATTGAGCGTTTTTGTATTGGATCCATTGCCGGACTCTCGTATATCCTCGGTTCCGGCTCCGGTCTCGGTTCCGGACTGTTCGTATTTTTCTGCAGAAACGAGCGTATCACTATTAAACCCTGTAACAGACTTTGTTTCTGCCGTGTTCGGCGTCCTGGTATCGGTCGTGTCCCGGTCCGTAATAACGGTGCTGGTGCTCGCGTCCGTGATCGTGCCGGTGTCCGTAGTAGTGGCCGTGATGGTTTCTGTTTCTGTTCTGTCGTAGTTATCTATTGGATTATATTCCAGCTCCTGCACGGCTGCCATTCGCTGCCATTGGAATATTTTTCGATTGGACCAGGAGAGAAGCAGCCTCTTCATAAGATCAGCATCCGGATAGACAAGAGGCAGCTCGCCGGCCTGCATGAGGATATTGTCAATCAGCGTGTCCCGGTCGATGGATTCCGGCAGCACGATAGGATTAAAGATTGTATTATCATGATTGTACAGGCCGACTATCGAAAGCAGCACCTTCATCAGCGCTCACCTCCATATCTTCGGGTTTATACCGTTTTTCGACTGCAAGCATGGACAATTCAGGGAACATGTTTTTTGCTTTATCTATACCTTCCTGAAGCTCGTCAAGCCATAGATCTATTTTAGCCTGCGTTTCAAATGTGTTGCGCTTGCTGTCCAGAGTATTGACGCGCTCCTTTTTTCGCTCGGACAAATTCGGAATCCCTACCATGGTTAAAAATTCATCCCGGATAGAATTGAGCGCTTCCAGAAGGTCCGGCGCAATGAAATTCTGCTGCAGGTTCTGAACGAGCGTCTGCCATTCCTCTGCAGGCGCCCCTTTAACGAGTGTAGAAGGCGTCTGCTTCTTCCGGTAAACTACTGCAGGTTTTCCGCTTAGGATCTCGTCAAAGAGCAGCTTGAAAGTATCTGCATCGGCTTTACCATCGGCACCAATCAGATAGGCCAGACGGCTGTTTAGAATGTTAATTGCCAGAGATTCATAGGTTAAGGCCATCAGGTCGCCGTAATAATCAACCAGATCTGCAATGCCTTGATAGTCCGGCATGAGCTTGAGAATAACGCAATTCTGATTGATCTGCAGCTCCTCGGAGCCGATGAGAGGATTTGCTATCAATGCTTTGGTCGGCCGGTAAAACACGTTATAGCCGGCCAGGGTGCAATGCTGCGGAATGACGCCGAATAAGTCTGTTTTAAAGATCGTGCAGAATCCAAAGCCCATAATAACATACCGAAAATAGTCGGAATCCCAGTTTTCCGGCAGCGTCCATTTCAGAACTGAAAGCGCGTCCTGCATCAGATATTTTTTAAAGAAACGGCTTGCGCCGGTGTTATGGATCCGGATAAACGCCTGCGGGGTCTGGGCGTTCACCTCGTTCAAATATTCATACGTAAATGGGATATCATTCATTTAGACACTTCCTTTTAAGTGGTTATATACTTCCTTCCTCCCAGCTTCCACCATGGTTTTTTCTTCCTTAGGAGCAGCCAGGTGGGGACTTCTCCGGGTTCAGGTCCTGGTCCAGGTCCCGGCGGGTCTTGTCCTGTAAACATGGAATAGTAATATTCCCCTCGGGTAGCTCGGGCCGTCTGATATTCGGCGGAGCGCTCAAAACAATCCCAGAAGCAGCGCGCCAATTGCGAAACGGTTAGATTATTCCAGTTATACGCAAATGATGAAAAACTCTGCGCATACTCTCCACTCTGCAGCCACTGGTCGTCAATTCCAAGTCGTTCCTGTTCAATATACTGGACCTGTGCCGGGCCTGAGGTAGCGCGGAGCCCCCGCGACTGGGCCCATGAAATCATATCTTGTTTATGGGTGATCCATTGGACCAGTCCGAAAGCACCGGACTGTGTGGACTCTCTTATATAAGGATTCAGATAACTTTCTACAGACATGTTCCCGCATAAGGCTGCTATAGATTCAATTGCCCAAGGGTTCCCAAGTCCACGAAAATAATTATATACTTCCCATGCATTCGCTTTAGCCTCTGTACTGGTATATGTATATGTGGCGCCTCTGCTTGTGTCATACCATGCCATTTTCGGCCTCACTCATAATAAAAACCGGTGTTTAAATAATTTATAATCTGCTCCGCTTCTGCGTCAGTGCCGGTGATAGATATCTCGGCATCGCTGCAGAGAATATAACCGGATAGCGCTGATATAGATCTTATTTTGCATAGAGGGCGCCCAAGATGTGCATTGTATTCATCTGCGATATGTTGGAATACATGACAGAGCAGGCCGTTAAAACCTCCGAACTGAGAGAGGGCCTCAAAACCTCCATTTGAACCACCTGTTTTTATTGTTACAGACTGCTCACGCGCTGCGCTTGTGATCCCACTGGCCATATTTTTGATTTTACCATCCGGCACAAATTTATCAACAATGGCATCCGCTAAGCTGCTGCCGGCATTCCATAAAGCATCAGAGCGCACCTGTGCGATTTGAATTGAAACGGCTAGTTCTGTTTCAACAGTCAGCATACAGATTCTGGTATCATTATCTTCCAGATCTCCAATGTAGAACTTTAAAACGCTTTTACCTGTAATTAAATCAATATTTTCACGGCATGCAGCGCCAGCGGTCCGCAGCTGCGCGGGCAGTTTAATCGTGCCGTATGGGGCCAGGTTCAGGGTGTATTCTGAAAAAGTGGAGAAATTCAAATATTCTCCGCGCGCTGCCTGCGGATGGGTCCCGAACTGCGCTGTTGTCATCTGCCATGAAAATTGAATCAATGGAAGCGCATTATTAGCAAGCCGGTATGCTCCGGATAAACCGGATACTTCCCAGTAGCCGAATGCTATTGTTGTCACCGCTGTACCTGCTATATTACCTGTAAGATATGCGTATGGAATCGGGAACCATTTCACTGATGCAATGTAATCATACGGATTGACCAGCGTTTTTAAAAGGTCTGCTGAAACGTCTGAAACCGTTCCAGCCCATGAAATAGAATTGAACATGTTCTGCCGTAGAACTGCAAATGCAGATCCGGTCAGCATGTAGTATTGAACACTGCCGAAAACTCCGTCTTTTGAAATAATTCCTACAATAAAAGTCCCCTGAGCATATTGAAAGGTCATGTTCCTGCCTGTGGTAATAGAAGTGCTTCCACCTGTAAAAACATGTGTTTTCGGATACTCTGTATCCTCGATAAATCCATCAAATTCCGCCGCTGCCCTCAGCACGTATTGACTGCTTGTAGCAATTTCTGCTTTATAGGTCGCCAATACATCCACATGCATACTTGCCGTCCAGAGCGCCGGCGTCCATGTCCAGTTAGAGATAAAATAATATCGGTTAAACTCTTGAATATAACAGTAGTTCCATTGGTACGGGTTTGTAATGCCTGTGGCGCCTGAAATGGTTATCTCCGGATTCATAATATCTGTGGGCGCCTTGAGCTCGATTGCTACAGGGATTCCCACATTGGAAGCAGCCGGCCGTTTTGTGGAATTCGGTTTTTTCGAAAAACTATAGAAGAGTGCTGTAAACACTGAATCACTCCTTTAAATTTGCCCAGGTCCTATAAAGGAACCTGGGCTTTATATGAAGAAAGGAGAAAAGTACCCCTCCCATGACAGAGGGCTTAGTCAAGTACAAATACCACTGCATTTTCGGTAATATCGTTAAAATACCGGCGTGCAAAATGATAAAAGGTATTGTAGTAGCGTCCTTTGGCGTTAAGCGGCGTCATGTTGACGGATTCCAGATTGACGTTAATCCCCATCGCCTCATGGTCAAAAATCAGGCCGATAATATTGTCCTGGGTAGCTACGCCGGTCGCGCGGGTGCCGTCGGCATCGGTATAGGCTGCGTCAACAGACACCTTCAGACGGTCGGTCATGCTCTGCCAATATTCCATGGGCGCTACAGTGTTTTCCATGGTAAGAATATTATCATGATAGATACCGGACAGCGCCATGGTCTGGATCTGGCGCAGCAGCAGAGAATACAGGAAAACACGCTGCAGCTTCTTCGGCGTATGCCTGTAAATGGTGTAGCCGGTCAGGCCCTCGTGGAACAGAACCGAGCGCTTCGTCATCATGTCGGAAATGTCGTTGACATAAGAATAAAACCACTTGATGAAAGCCTCAAAATTCGCCGGCTTGAAAATGTCCACTGCGGTCAGGGTCTGGCCTGTCGCGGTATTGTAATCGGTCAGAACGTGTTTAATATTCGGGCCGGTCGCGCCTCGGTTGAGTTTCGCGCCGATAAAATTAGCAATGGTATTCCGTGCGAGCGCTTCCTTCTGAGAATTCAGCTCATTACTGACGGCCGTCATCTGTGCAGCCATAAATTCACCCAGCTGGTCCGGGCCTGTAAAAGCTGTTCTAAGCTGGTCCTCAAATACGGTCGGGGCCTGTACTTCCCACTGAGAAAACCCGCTGAAATTGGTCTGCAGCGCCCTGGGCCGTTTAATGGTGTACTGGTCCGTGCTCTGGCCGTCTGCCGGCTGTGCGTTAAACATCGGCTGATTTTCGGCAGCGTCCGTAAAAATCGGAGTGATTTTACGGACCACATTACCATAAGTTAAATTATCCATATCAATCAGCCGGGTGCCGGCGCTGTAGGGGCGGACAGAAAAAATCGTCCGGCCGATCATCTGATTGATGGAATTCATGATAGGATCCATGCCCACTGCGAGCGCAGTTTCTGCGACTGCTACAAATTCCTTTGTATTTCGCGGTGCCAGTGTCGCCGTACGGCCGGTCGCGTCCTGCACAATCTGGTTTAAAATTGTGCTGATCTGATCAAAAGTAAAAGCCATGATTTCACCTCATTTTAAGTGTTGATATGTTCATAAAATGTTGACAAATTAGGGGTTTAAAACGCTCGCTAAAATCTGCTCAGCAGTCTGCGTTTTCGGCTGATTTTGCTGCAAGGTGTTGAGTGCGCCTTTTTGCATGATTCCAAGCATTTCTTTGAGCATTTTTACGGTTTCGGATTCTTCCGCCGGCGCGGGCGCGTCCGTGGGCTTTTCCGGGGTCGGGTCCGGGGCCGGGGATGGGTCCTTGTTCGCGTCCGGATTGGTGGGCGCGGGTTCCGGCTTAGGGTCTGTTTTTGCGTCCGGGGCCGGGTCCGGGGATGGGTCTGTATTTGGTTTTTGTGAACCGTCCATCATTCGGTTTATAAGCTGGATCTGATCCTGCGTACAGCCGGCTTTGATAAGCTCGGTCAGCTGGTCAAAAGTAATCATATTTTTTCTCCTTTTCTTCCTATTTAATTAGTCGCGGATATACTTGTTGAAAAGAGCGAGCAGCATTTCATGATCTGTCAGCTCGTACGGATCCGGGTACATGTCTTTTGTAGGCTCCGGCGGCAGCGGCTCCTGATAGGGTTCTAAATTGGTTGGATAGTCCACCTGTTTTAACCATCCGCAGCCCTGCCATTGGTCTATGCGGTATTCACTTTTATGCACGCCGGTAGCTTCCTGGCTTTGGACCACATCAGTACCAATAATGACGCCCACATGGTAGCAGTTCGGCGTGTCGCTGTATCCTTTGGGCTTTTGCTTCCATTGGATCCTGAAAACAAGAAGCCCATTGCGCAGCTCATGCAGAGCCGGCGGACGGTCCAGTCTGGCCGTTAAATACTGATATTTTCCGCTGCTTAAATAAGATCTCCAAAGCCAGTTGGTGCCCTGACATCTGATGTCTGCTGCTTTGCGAATAAGGCTTATACAGTCAGTCTCAGAATAAGGCGTACCAATCTGCTTTAAAATGTTCGCGCAAAATTCTTCATTTCTCATCTTTAAACCGGTCCTTTATAAAATCGGTCAGCTGAGTAAGGGCAATTGTGTTATTGTGGAGCGCCTCGGACCAGTTCCGAGACTCCAGCGAGTGCTGCTCGCGCTCTTTGGCCTGAGAATAAAACAGGTAACATACGCAGGCAATGGGAAAACCTAATGTCTGAATAAAGGTAGTGATAGCATTCGGGTCCATGTTATGCACTCCTTTCTATATAAAATAAGCGTCAAAAATCTTCGCGCAGGCTCCCCTGCAGGCCTGCCCCTTCCGGGGGCTGAGTACGGCCAGATTTTTGACGCACTTTAAGTATAATAAAAATACCGCAGATGTCAAGATCTGCGGTACTTTTAGAAGGAACTCCAGTATGTCGCGTATGGCCTCCGGGCTGGGCTGCGTCACTGCCCATATATAATTTTAGATCACATTTCCCTCTTCGTCAACAATTTCAAAGGAAATATACTCGTTGCGCTTTTTGCTGGTCTTGCCTATGATTTTGAGCGCCGGCCGGTCCTCTACTGGGGCATCTTCAAATACTTCCCAGTAAACCCGGAACTTGTCAATAAATGCGCTTACCTCGGTTCTGTAAATATCCTTAGAATCTGCCAGCGACAGAGCCAATACCCTGTGGTATTTTCCGTCAGCATCGGTGTACTCCGAAAACTCGCATTTTTCGACTTTAATTACCTCTCCGATATGGCTTTTTAAATTGGCCGCTTCTGAGGTCTGTTTCATCTTGAATTTTTCGACTAATTCTGCACTGATTGCCATGGTTTTTTATTCTCCTTTTCTTCTGTCGGTCGTGGGTGCCTAAGTGACTTGAAAACTGATGGGATTCGCAATTACAAGCAAGTAAATTATACCACATCAATATACTCCCTGAAAAGCAGTTCAACGTCATAATTTTCAAAGAGCATTTTACCGTAAATATAGATCATTTTAAGAAGTGAAAAACGGTTCCGGAAAAGCACTAAATTTATCTCGTTTTCTTCATAATAATTGGACCGGTTTACGGTCTCCGAAACGTAATGTTCGCCGGTACTTTTAAGTTGGTATATTCCGATGCTTCCGATGCTTACAATATGCCTGCAGTCTGTGAGCTTCCTGGTGCATACATTTGTTGCATCTGTTGCGAAAGCATTATCAAGCGCCATAGAGATGAAATCGTCGCCGGCGTTTTGATACAGCGCGGTCTCTCGCTTTTTCTCTGAAATTGGCGAATTCAGCAATAAAACCATGATCCGGGTGTTATCCGGAGAGCGCCACATCATCTGATTTCCCCTGATCATTTTCAAAGCCGTCCGCATGAAATGCCATTCCAGAAAATAAGGATTCATCAATCTGTTCGCATTTCCAAGCATAAAGACTTTTACTGGTTCCCGGCCCTGCAGTTCCCGGTTACGGTTTACCGTTTCCACAAAATTTAAGAATGCGAAAACTTCATTCTTGATAGGACGCTCGCCGGCCATTGCGATGAATTCATCAAAGACAATAACATCAACGTCAGAAAAATCAGATCCGCGAATTGTCGCAACGGTGGAGAGCGCAGCGCCATAACCAATGGTTTCCAGCTCGTCAGCTTCCGGATCCGCGCCTGGGCGCTTGAATTCTACAGATCCATGGTCCCGTACTGCAGTTATTTCAGATCCAATTGCAGCATTCACAGCCTTAAAAGGATTATTTGTAGGGGTTGAAACGCAATTATCTAATTGTTTCTGCAGGCGCCTGAGATAAATAAATCTTAAATTATGCTCGACTATATACTTAAGTAGGCCGAATGTTTTACCGGTTCCGCGCGGGCCGGTAATGCTGAGAATAAATCTGCAGATGGAAAACATATAGTCCCAGTTTATCCAGCCGTTTTCGTCATAAATCTTTATTTGTATTTCCCTCCTTTTTCGTTGCAGAATTTTACCCAGAGAATACAATCATCAATCAGCTGCCTGTAATCGTCCGTGTACATGAGCGTATACGTACTGTTCACGATAGCCACATTCGGGCCGATATGCACTGTCCGGCCGGTCGCCGGGTCTGTATAATCTAGATCATCATGATCATTGTATACGGCTGCGGTGCCGCCGGCCTCGCGCCAGATCATGCCTTCTTTAAAATTCTCGATGCCGGCCGGGCCCAGCTCCTCAACGGCATACGGAACACTTTTTATCTCGTTTCCGTTTTCGTCATAATAGATATGGGGCTTTTTCGTAACTCCGGATACAGTAATATGCAGCTTCCCTTTCAGATCTTCATAGGCGTAGCGCTTGGCTCCATGGGTGATGAATCGCTTGAAATCGGGTTCCTGAGTAAATACGCCGATTGGGTGCGGAATGCCTTTAGGATCCTTGAAGACTGCGCCAGCCTTTTTCGCTTCCTGGGCGAGTCTCTTATTGATCATTGAAAAATCGGCATCGCCCACATATTTTATACTGTCCGTGTCGCAATAGATAATATTACTGATTCCATTCTTATCTTTACCAACACATTTCATGCCCTGATGCAGCTGCAGCCGGGCATACGCTGTTGTATAGACTCCCCATTGATAAGGAAAACTAGCTGCTTTTAATTCCTTCTCTGCTTTTTCCTCATCCGGCAGATACATAAGATAAAGATCCGGTTCATTCTCGTCATAACGTACTATCGGGTGTATTGGCTGCTGCGCACTCATTCCGTATACTGAATTTAGCTTATTTTTACTCTTGATATATTCATACTCACGTCCGTCAACGTCTTTAAGTTTCGTCTTGAGCTCATAATATTTGAGGACCACTTCTTTATAAGCTCGCGGTAAAGGTCCCTTGATCGCTGTCATAGCATTGAAAACGCGCACTGAATAAAATTCATATTGATCCATGACAATAGATAAATCAATTTCAGTCAATCCGCAGACGCACATATCCGCGCTCAGTATTCGGCCGTTGTCCGTCTCCGCATTCAGGGTCTGGCATTTTGCTGTAGGTAAATAGGGGATGGGCTCCTTTGGATCTTTGAGCTTTATTCCTTTAAAACAGTAATCCGCAATAACGGCATTGCCGGCATTGATCAGTTTCAGGATCCTAGGCAAAAGATTTTCATTATTTACATCCAGCTTCCTGAATGGGCCGGTCGGAAAAGGTTTTGTAAGCTGCTGGGTGGGGTAGCTCGATGCTATGTCTACACTGTGGCCGGCGCCCTGCATCTGATTTACGCGCATTCTATTAGCATGAGTGTTACCGCCTCGAAAGCAGCGCCGGAGCAAATTGTAAGTTTCCCGGTCCGGCAGAATCTGTTCAATAGAATATCGGATCGGCTTTAACGCTGCTTTGCAGTCCCGGCGGACATAACCGGTGCTTGTAAGCGGAATGTTCCGGAGAGTGTCGCCGTCCCTGTGCAGCTCGGTCCTGATCGCTTCCTCCAGCGTTATGACATCATGTGTGCAGTACTCCATTTCATAAGGTGTCAGCTCTGTCCAGGGGAACCGAACGACTGAATAATCATATTTATCTCCGGAGAGCTTCCGGACCGTACAGCCCACATTCTCCGCAAATTTGGCCAAGCTCATATTGCTATGGAGATAGCTGCAGCGGAATTCTATTAACTTTTCCAGCCGGCAGTATATCGGCTTTT